TCACCCCTCCGTATCCGCTTTTGGTGCATCTGGAAGTTCCATCCAGTGCGTTATTTCTTCATCTTCAAACTCGTCTAACGAACTCACTGAATAAACATTAAAATATTTACACTTAGTTATAGAGATTGCTAAAACAAGATTATTATCATCAGGTAACCGTTCACTAACGCTAATCCAATTACTCATTTCCGCCCCTTGCTGCTTCTAGCATTGCATTCATATCTGTCGCATGCGGATCTATTTTTAACTCTTTGCAAAGTTCAACTGCTCGACCAGAGCCAACACCCAAACCCGCAACATGTGCACAGTTTATTTGGTTCTTACGTTTCCTTGCGTTCACGATTGCACGTTTATAAAGATCTTTGTATTGAGCAATTTCGTTGTATTCAGAATCAGGCACCACCACGCAACCTTCGAGTTTTTTCTCTGCGCGTTCTGTTGCAGATTTCCACATTGACCAACCAAAGTTAAAACGTTCTGCTGACTGCATAACCATTAAGTTATTTGCAAATTCATGCTTAGGCATATAAGCATCCATAGATCCAATATATTCAATACGTTCAAAAAGAACCTTAGTATTTTGAGTTGCCTCAAAAGCCTTTCTCTCAATATCTTTAGTCATTCACGCCACCTTCAAACTTTCTAAAAATTCTTTGCCATTGTTTAGATACTGCTTTAAGAAAATCTCGTATCGTTGCTTCATCGGCTTGTTCATTCGACCTGTGTAGTCCATTTCTAAGCGTTGCTTTGCATTGAAATACTGGACTGATGTTTGTGTTCGCTTACCTTTAAAACCACCTTTAATCAGCCAAATTTCAAAGCATGCGAGGATGTTTTTGTTCATGCTGCGACCTTCAATGAAGCCTTTGCTTCTTCAATAGCTCTATTAAATGCTCGAACATCACGCTCTAAACCCTCAATATTCAGGTCTTTAGCAAAAACACGAATAATGATGATCTGTAATTCAGGTTCTAAACGTGGGTCATAGCTCACAAAGTCACACCATTCACGACGAGTACAAGCCAGTTGCGAAGTAATCTGAGGTACGTGTTCTTCAGGAACTTCTTTAGTGAGCAGCGTATTTAAATGAGTTGTAGTGTCAGGACATTTAACTTCTATTTGCCCATTTTCACCGACTAAGCCATCAGGCGAAGCCCCAAACATTTCAATAAAAGGGTGGTCAATTAAACCTGTGCCATTAACAAAAAAACCTGTCTCATTTTCATATGCTGCGATTGCATGAGGTTCGTTATCGATTCCCCATTGCATATAAAAATTTGTTGGTGTTTCTTTCTGAACGCCAGTTAGGCGCTCAGCTAGAATTGTTAAACCCAATGCGTTTAAAGCTTTTCCTTTACTTGGCTTTGCATTTAAATCTTTAACTCGGCTTGCTGTGACTTTGCCACAGCGCTCCGCATACCAATCATCACTACGCTGGAGAATGTTCATAAACTTCCCCTTGTGGTTGATCAGCACGTTGGGCAGCTTCTTTTAAAGAAACACTATGAATTGACCAGAAGTATTTTTTGCATTCGCCCTTAGGTAATTCAACGTAACCAGTCTGCAAAGCTTCTGAACCTTCCATTGCTAAAGCTCGCATATTGTTTAAATGTTGATCTTCAAATTCTTGATAACCTTCAGGGATACTAGGTGTTACATCCTTAACAGGTTGACCACTTTCAGCAATGCGTTCTGCTTCATCTTGGTCGTGAATACCCACAAAACCGAAAGCTAGGCGAGCGCATTGAATTGTTGCTTTGTGACGCAAGAAGCGTGAAGGGTGACTTTGCCATGGACCTTCTACCACATAACCATTAGGTTTTTTGAATGGAGGTCTATAACATTCTGATAGATACTCACGAACTACAGTTGGATGTGTACGATCTTTGCGATAGATCACGCACTCAACCCATTCAGGCGCATCAACTTTTGCACCTTCCATACGTACCATGTTTTCTGAAAACTTAAACTCCATTCCATCAAAGTTATAATTTCCATTGATGATGCGTGACCAACCATCTACACCAACAACAGGGATAATCCCTTTATTTTTATCAGGGAAAGCATAAATTTCTTTTGTCCAAGGATTTAGCTTGTACTGACCTGCAACAATTAAGAGTGATGCCATTTGTGCATCCGTAGCTTGTGTTTCAGTACGGAATGCAGTTTGGATAAGCGTTTCTTTCAACTCTTGAGGATTAACATTTGCCAAACCTAAAGTTTCAGCAACATGTGTAATCTGAGTTGTGATTAAAGTATTTTGTACTGGTGCATTCATTTTTTAATCCTCAGTATTTGATTGAAACGTTTGGAATTTGGTTGCGAGCAATCGCAGTAATGACCGCTTTTGCTTGACCTTCATCAAGTCCAATTGTGCAAAGCTTATTTAGGATTTCTTGATTGATAGAGCGCATATGCTCAACGTTAGCCAAACGCGCTTCTTCTGCTTTGCGCTCAGCTTCTTCTTTAGCTGCTTGTTCACGTTCAATACGTTGACGCTCCATAACAGCAGCTTGTTGTGCACGTAATTCAGCTTCTTCTTTTTCAGCAATTAAGCGTGCTTCACGTTCAGCAGCTTCATGTTTTTCACGCTCAGCTTTTTCTTCAGCTTCTTGCTTTTCACGCTCAACTCGACGCTGTTCTGCTAATGCTTTAGCTTCCGCTTCAATACGCGCTTTATCAGCTGCTTCTTTAGCAATACGCTCATCACGTTCACGTTGTTCACGCTCTAATTGTTCTTTGCGTAGACGTTCTAATTCGGCTTGTTCAGCTTCATATTTTTCACGAGCAACAAGGGCAGTACGTAACTTTTCAAGAGTTTCAAACTTTGCAAGTTTTGCTTCTTGTTCGAATTCTTCAAAAGATGAGTCAATTACTTTACTTTCAAGTGTTTGAATCGCATCTTTAATACTTGCAGCATCCCATTCACTGCATAGATTTGCAGGCATTTTGATAACTGCAACTTCATCCTCTAATCGCTTAATTCTAGCTTTCTCAGCATTTTCAAAATCAGTAAGAGGTTTGCGTATTTCTTCCTGAAGTAAATCCATGTTGTCGCGCCAAAACTTACGATCCGCATCAATAACAGCTGCTTGAGCTTTGATTCCAGAAACTAGTTCTTTGCCATAGTTATCAACTGTGGTTTTGGTACGAGCAAGGTTGTAAGCGTAAGACTTAAGTGCATCACGCTCTTTTTTGTCATTCATATTGAAAACAATTGAGCGAGCATTATTAGCAATTTGCTCGTAAAGCGATTTAGTGCCATTTTCTTTTTGAAAAGCAGCCACAATCACGTTTTGATCTATAACTTGTAATTCATTAACTTGAGCATTCATCTCTATTCTCCGAGCAAATATCTGCACAATTTCCTTATTAAATGGTCAAATTGCGCAGATTTGTTCTCAATATTTATTAATCTAAACAGTCATATTCTGGATATTCATCATAGAAAGCAGCCACAGGGTCTTTCCCATTTTCCCAATCCTCAAGCCAAGCTTCTTCATCAAATTGGTCATTTCCTGTGTGAGCATCAAATAGGCCACTTAAGACTGATAAGAAATCTTCTTTAGACATTTGCTTCATTTTCTTCACCTAGGCTGCTTTCTTTAAAAGCTGTTCTGTTTTTTGTGCTTCAATCGCATTCACTTTTTCCATCCAGTAGCGATATTCTTCACGATTTATTTGATCGAATTGGTATGCGTACTCAACAGCACCCTCTAAAAGGTCAGGGTGTTTAATTGAGATATGGATAAAGTAGTCTTTAGAAGTCATCTCACACACTCCACACAGCAGGGCAGATCACCGCGTAAAGCACGTATAGAGCTGCAATAAGCAAAAGGAAATAAATGATCATTCCAATAACGCAGTTTTTCCATGTGTTAGGCATGGCTGTGCTCCTTTGGTGGTTCAGGTAGTGGCATCCAGTGGGTTACATTCCAGTACTCAGCACTACAGCTAATCCAATTCACAATTGAGAACCTTGGTTTATCACCACGATTGAAAGCTATTGTTCCTTCCTTAGGTGATTCATATACAGCATTTCTACAACCATTCTCACAGTCATAGACCAAAACCGATTGATTCAACTCGGGCAACTGATCTTCAACACTAATCCATTCCATGTCTGTCTCCACGGAGCGCTTAAACGCGCTCTCTTAGTTCTTGTTCGATTAGGTCCTTGATCTCTACAACATCGAGACGATCAACATATGCTTGGATTTCGCCATCTTCTGAATAGACGCGAATGTCTTTGATTTCTTTTACTTCAACATCACGCCAGTTATGACCAACACCATTTCCATCCATGTAAATGTCTGCAACGTATTCCACTTCCAACGAATACTGCTCATCAGCAGTTAAAAGTGTTGCTTGCTCAGCTTTGACATTGATTTCGTCAACAGTGAAAGGTGCCATGATGTAGACTGGTTCAGGCTTAGCAGGTTGAAACGCATAAGCAGCAGTTAATGCACTTACTACGCCTGCAAAGCCGATTGATTTGACCAAATTGGTTTTTATGTTCATACTCATCTCACTCTTTGAGTAAAAGCACGCAGGTTTTAGACGGTCTAGCGTGCTTTTTTATTAAGGAATGAGTAAAGAATACTTTACATATTATTTGTTGTAAAGAGGGATTTACAAAATATTGTAAATTACACTAAACATTATGTTTTAATAGACATAAGAAAACCCACACTAGGTGGGTTGTTTGGAGTTTATTATGTTAGATCACAATGAAAAACTTAAACTGGTAATTGAATATATTCAATCTGGCATCAATGATGCTGATGCTATTATTTTCAACATTAATAAAATTGAGAAAGAGCTTTTTAAGAAAAGTGATTAACCCTCTAAAAGCTTATCAATATCAATGCTTGCACGACTTACCGTCTTGTGGCACTGGTTGTATAGCTTTAAATAGTACTCTCTAGGATTCTCCTGCTTAAACTTATCGTTATTGTAATAAGTTTCAGCATGAGAAATTCTCTCCATTAAATCAAAAGCGACCCTTTCTAGCGAATTATCTTTGATTTCTATAGGTTTGCTTATTTCAGTCTTATCTGCCATTTATTTTCTCCACCCGATCTGTTGTTAAGGCTGTGTCGGGTTCACAGTTTTTTAATAACTATTTGGATGTTCTTGTTTATGTTGACTTGGTGGAACGATGTCAGTAATAGCTGTAATGCTTTCTACTTCATCCATATTAAAAGTTAGGCGCTCACCGCCATTGACTGCAATAAGGCTTAATACATCATTTTGTATACCAATAAACTCTTTAATTGTGCAGCGTCCATCCTTTAAACAAACTTGCACAAACTCCATTGGCACTGGTTCGGCATCAGGATCGCAAACTACATACCATCCATTGCGAATAGCAGGAAACATAGAATCGCCAGTGCCTTTAATACCGTAGGCTCTTGGTCCTGCTGAATGAGTTGGAACGTACCCATCTCCAGCATTACCGTCGTAGCCCATATCTGTGAAATAGCCATCCATACCCATTTTTGAGTAAGCCTTAACAGGCACATATCTTTTTTGAATAGGGAATGGCTTTACTGATGTTTGAACAAATTTAACAGCGTCTTCACTATCAGGAATATTGTATTTTTTCTTGAATGCTTCGATATCTAGAACATTAAGTTGAGAATTATTTTCGCTTGTATGCGTGCTTGTCATTTTGTTGCTTTGACCAGCAAGCCAATCTTTAGATACACCTAAAAATTCAGCTGCTTTAACTAAGTTTGAACCTTCTAATTCTTGAGTTGGACCATTTACCCATAGTCCAACATTAGCTCTGCTTACACCAGCAAATTTAGCCAGTTCAGTATTTTTGAATCTTTTACCAGTTTGAGATTCATAGTGCTTTATAGCTAAAGACATTCGCTCTTGAAGAGTGCTCATAGTGTAGATCTCATGGCTATTGCCATCAACAGAATGTAAAGAAATCTTAACTTTTCACTTGTAAAGCTTGCTAAACTTTTTGTGGTAAAGTAGACTTGACAAAGTAAAGTTGAAATTAGGAATAAATATGCGAATTGAGATGAAAACATCAGATGTTTTGGCTCGGTTCAATGCGCCAAAAATCGCAAAACTCTTAAAAATTAGCCGACAAGCAGTTTATCAGTGGGGCGAGTATGTGCCCGAAGCTGCTGCATTTAAGTTGCTTGAACAAGAACCATCATTGCCAGTTAAGAGGGTCTCATGAGTCTTGAGAAAAAATCCATCCATATTCGAATTGACCAAGACATGCATAGCCGCTTGGTGGTATTGGCTGAACTGGAGGGAAATGACATTGCTGCTCAAGGTAGCGTTCTCCTAGAAAAAATGATCATGGGTGAATGGCATACCGTAACTGTAGCAGCAGAGAAAATGAATCGCTTGGGATTAACAGGGAATACAGGCCGTAACAATGGAAACATTGTGAAGCTTAGGGAAGTCGAGGATTTCAGCGGAATAGCCAATAAAAAAGCCTGATGTACAAGATCAGGCTTCGTATTCAAAACTTTGGGAGTAATGAATGAAATCAAATTTAGCACAAAAAACAGAAAAACCAAAGCGTAAGGCAATTGGTGACAAATTACGTTTTGAAGTTTTTAAGCGTGATCAGTTTAAGTGCCAATACTGTGGCAAGACTGCTCCAGATGTAATCCTTCATGTTGATCACATTAATCCAGTTAGTAAGGGTGGAGACAATGAGATCTTAAATCTTGTCACATCATGCATGGATTGCAATCTAGGCAAAAGTGATCGGCTGCTTTCTGATAATTCAATTTTAGATAAGCAGCGAAAAATGCTTGAAGAATTGGATGAAAGAAGAAAGCAATTACAAATGATGCTTGAGTGGCGTGACGAACTAAAGGACTTTGACAACGAAGTTGCTCAAAGTGTTGCAGATTATTTTGAACAATCAATTGATGATGCTGCACAGGTAAATGAAGTTGGTTTGAAAAATATCAATAAATGGCTCAAACGTTTTGAGGTCCATGAGCTATTACAGGCGATTGATGATTTGAATCCAGTTTATACAAAAGACAAGACCTTAGATGCTGGAGCAATGTTTGCGAATATCCCAAAGGTTGCGAATTTTAATCGTAAGGGCGACATCGAAAAGTCAGCTTGCTATATCCGAGGAATTCTTAAAAACCGCATTTCTTATGTTGATTACCAAAAGGCTTTAGCTTGGTTGGTTGATGCACTTGAGAGTGGTGTTGATGAAGATGAGCTAAAAGACTTGGCTAAGTCTGTAATAAACTGGACTCAATTCCGTGAAGCAATGGAGGAAATATTAAATGGCTAGAGCAAGAAACATTAAACCTTCATTCTTTACTAATGATGATCTTAGCGAAACAAATCCTTTGGCTAGATTATTGTTTATCGGAATGTGGACCATTGCAGATTTTAAGGGTTGTTTTGAATACAAGCCTAAGCGTCTAAAAGTTCAACTACTACCTTATGACGACTGTGATATTGAACAGCTCGTGAGTGATCTAGAAAAATCGGGATTTATCGCGATTTATACGGTACAAGGACAAAAGTACATCAAAGTACTTAATTTCACTAAACACCAAAACCCACATAAGAATGAACGTGAGGGTGGAAGTGAGATTCCAGATATTGATCAACAAGATAAAAAAGATGAGCTTAAGTCTTTAAATTCTAATGACTTGCAAAATATCGAGATTAATCGCGAGCGATACGGAACTGATCGTGCTGATTCCCTTAACCTGATTCCTGATTCCCTTAACCTGATTCCTGAAGTTATTTTCGACGTTGTCGAAAAATCGGCTTCGCCTAAACGCAAACCAAAAACGCAAAAAACAACTGTACCTGAAAACTTTGAAATCAGTGATTCAGTTCGAGTATGGGCAGAATCTAAGAACTTTGGTGATCTTGAGCAACACCTTGAATACTTCACAGCAAAAGCAGCAGCCAATGGATACAAGTATGCAGACTGGGATTCAGCATTCAAAACAGCCATTCGTGATGATTGGGCGAAGTTGAGAACACCGCGTTTCCAAAACACTGGCTATCAATCATCTGCTCAACAAACAGCGAAAGAACAAGCCAAGTGGGATGAATTCCTAAACGGTGGCCCGCAGTACGTGGATGTCACACCAAAAAAGTCAATTCTGATTGAGGGGGTGGGTCATGCGTGAGTTCACCCAAGAGGATGCTATCCGTTTGATCACCAAGATGCGTGCTTACTACGGTAAGAAATTCGCAGATCAATGGTCAGGTGTTGATCCTAAAGATATCGCCGAATCAATGGTTGATTGCTTTCAAGGGTTAAGTGCTGAAGATTTCAAGCGCGGTGTAGCCAAGATGATGAAATCTAGCTTCTGTCCGTCAATTCCAGAGTTTCGTTCGTGGTGTGAGCCTAAAGCTGATGCATGGCTAGACGCTCATGAAGCTTGGGCAATTGCTAAAGACTCGGTTGAGTTTGGTACAGGGCGTGAATTGACTGTGATCTGGACTGAGCAAGCTGCTAAGGCATTTGAGAAATGTGCTGATTTAGTTGCAACTGGTGATAAATACCAATTGGCTGAAGCTAAGAAAATCTTTGTTTCGATCTATGAGCGCTTAGTTACTAAAGCAAAGGATCAAGGATTAAAGCCTGTCTATAACGTGAGTTTAGGTGTTGATCCTGATCAGCGTATCACGGCTATCAAGCAAGCTGAGGTTGCAGGGTTCTTAACTGGTCCAGAAACTCAATTACAGCTTGAGCATAAACAGACTAAAGCAGAAATCAAAGCTGAAGCTGAGCGTTATCAAACAACAGCTCAGAAGGCGATTGCTGAATTGCGAGAAAAGCTAAAGCTCAAAGCGCCAGTGAACAAAATGTCTGAAGAAATCAAAGAGGTTCAGCCATGGGAACTCAAGGACGATTCAGAGTACTGGCCTGATCCATTCGACCAGAAAGAACAATACATCGAAAACTTGAAAGCCGAAGGTAGAGCCGTGCCTATGGCGTTGAGAGGTGCAGCGTGAAACACAACCTAATGTTAGGCGATTGCCTCGAGCGTATGAAAGAAATTGAAACAGGTACCGTGGATATGATTCTTTGTGATTTGCCGTACGGTACCACTTGCTGCAGTTGGGATGCAGTTATTCCATTCGAGCCGCTTTGGGAACAGTACAAACGTGTGATCAAAGATAATGGTGCAATTGTATTGTTTGCGGCTCAACCATTCACAGCAGTACTCGCAGCTTCAAATTTAGATATGTTCCGTTATGAGTGGATTTGGGAGAAACCTGCAGCAACTGGATTCTTTAATGCACATTTCCAGCCACTACGCGCACATGAAAATATTCTGGTGTTTTACAAGTCAAAGCCAACGTTCAATCCGATTAAAACCTTTGGTCATGAACGCAAGACGGCTAAGCGCAAAGATATAGGTTCTGAGCATTACGGCAAACAGGTAAATATCAAAGCTTACGATTCAACTGAGCGGTACCCGCGTTCAGTGCAGCTATTCAGCAGTGACAAGCAAAAATCAAACTTCCACCCAACACAGAAGCCAATTGCTCTTTGTGAGTACTTGATTCGTACCTATACAAACGAAGGTGAGACAGTACTTGATAGCACAATGGGAAGCGGCACCACAGGCGTTGCATGTGTAAACACTGGTCGCGCATTCATTGGAATTGAACAAGAGCAGAAGTACTTCGACATAGCTCAAGAACGCATTGCTCAAGCTGGCACCGAGAAAGACATGCAGCCTGACCTATTTGGAGAAGCGGTATGAGTAATTCAATAAAACCTGTGACTGTTGGCGCGATGGATCACTCGCATATAGCAGCGTTTCAAAGATTCATAGCAGTAATCAAAGCTGTAGCAAACCTTCCTGTTGCAACGGTCAAAGAGGTGCGTAATTCAGCAATACCAAACCTTAGCTGTAGACAGGTGCAAATCTACTTAAAAAACCTAGTGGAAACAGGATATTTACGTGCGGTTGGTAATGGTAGTTCTGAGTATCGCTATTACTTAACTGAGCAGTCTAAGCAGTTGTTCAACGTGACCAAGCGTGACGGAGAAGGGTGATGAATTCTAGAAAAATCAAACAAGTTTTAAAGGCGAAAGGCTACGAGCTAATAGATCTGCAAGTGCAACGTGGAAATGCTGTATGCCAAACAGAATGGTTATTTAAAGTTAATGAAGAACAACAGAGAAAAATAATCGAATTGGGTTCTGATTTTTTCTGTAAGCAAGACTTTTCTGATGGTTATCTTGGAGGAGATGCTGAATACACAGAGGAGTGTTTAGCGGAGCTTCCAGATTTGAAGGAGCAAAGCCAATGAACGCGATCAAATTCATTCAGCATAACGGTGTTGATAAGGCGAGGGAGGTTCTCAAGAACGCTCACTGGGAAAATATTGCTTATGGAAATGGAAATTACTATTCAAGTTCATGTAGTGAAAACGATGTGATGTTAGAAGACCTCAAGCGCCTAGTTGAGAGCGTGGATTTGGTTGAGCATTTTGGCAATGACTTGTTTGGTGCTAAGCAATTATTAGAGTTCTCTAAGGACTGCAAGACCATTGAGCTTTCAGGCTCTGTGATAACTGTAGAGCGTTTAAAACAAGGCATCGCAGACTACGAGCAACTATTCGGAAATACCGAAACGTTGGAATTAGAAACCCTACGCGACTGTGACACAAGTCCTAATTGCAAGAAGTTTGATGAGAGGGTGAATAGCAATGACTAATCAAGTTATAGGAAGATGCAGTCAATGTGGCGGTGAAGTTACAGTTCCGAGTATTTGGCATGGTGTTGGAATGCCAAAAGCTTCATGTTCTCGCTGTCATGCAATTCAATCAAATCAGCATTTACCGATAATCCCAATGGAGAAGCCAGTCATTAGAGACCAAGAATCGTTTTTTAATGGCACTTGGAGGTCGAAGTGATGAGAAGTGAATTTGAGAAAAACAGATACTGGATAGGGTTGTATCGCTCAGATGTTGATTTCGATGAAAGTCTTGGTGAGTTTGGTAGATATGTAGCCAACGGCTCAAGAAGGTTTGATGCGGCAAATTTAGAATCTTTTAATGAGAAGTGGGAGGCTTATGCCAATGCTTACCAACACCAACAATCCAAAGTGGATGAGCTGCAAAAGCGGGTGGATGCAGCATTAAAGCTGTTAGCTCAACTTAACTCGCTAGATGATGAGGCGTGCAATAGATGGAAGCGTGAAGCATGTTTATTCTCACAGGGAGAGTCTAATGCTTATGAGCATGCTACTAGATTGTTAGAGCGAGCGCTCAAGGGGGAATCTAATGAAAGTTCAACTTGAGAATATCGATGTGCATGCCTTTTTTGAATACAAAGATGGGCAACTCATTTGGAAGATGCTTCCTGATTACTACGCCGAATGGAATGTGCTTAATAGGTTGAATTCTAGGTTCTTTGGAACTAGAGCAGGTCGACTTAACAAGCGGGGTTATCGTGATATTGGAATATGGGGAGAAAAGTATCTAGAACACAGGATTATTTTCTTTATGCATCATGGGTATTTGCCAAAACTAATTGATCATATTGATGGCAATACAACAAACAACCGAATTGAGAATTTGCGAGAGGCCAGCCAAAGCCAAAATGCCATGAATAGCAAAAGACCTATTAGCAATAGTTCTGGATGCAAAGGTGTTGTTAAGCGGAAAAATGAAAACAAATGGATGGCGCAGATCACCAAAAACGGGAAAGTGATTTATCTCGGAACTTTCAAAAGATTTGAGGATGCAGTTAAAGCAAGAATAGATGCAACGAAATTGCATCATGGAGAGTATGCGAACTTTGATGGAGTAAGTGTATGACCACATTCAAAGAGGCTCAAAGAAGTAGATCGAAAGCGGTGGCGCGCTCTAAACGCGTTCACAAGGTGCCAACAGAAGATCAAGAGCAAATTACTCTGATGTCATGGGCGCATCGCGTGAAATATGGGAATGGTCGCCTTTCTGATTATTTGATTCATATCCCTAATGGTGGATCAAGAAACATTATTGAAGCAGCCAAATTTAAAAAGATGGGAGTAAAAGCGGGCGTTCCTGATCTTCAATTGTTAGTTCCAAACGGTTTGATTCATGGACTATGGATAGAACTCAAATCAAAAGCAGGTAAGTTGCAGCCAAGTCAGCGCTTAATGATGCAGAGATTAGAAGAGCAAGGTTATTTATGCAAAGTCTGTTTTGGGGCGGACGAAGCAATACAAGAAATTAAAAAGTATTTATGTATTTGAGCAGTTGAGGGGAATAGGGATGAATGAAGTAACAGAAAAGTTTATTAAGGTTAAAGAGGCTGTTTCAACCAAGGTTGAGATTTGCGCAAAAGCAATAAGCGATGATTCAAGAAATTTAAGAACAATCCAGCGGCTAGTGATTTGTGATTTTGTCGGCTCAATACTTGCTGAAATTGGTCGTGATGAAACATTGAAAATGCTTGATGAATTAAAAACAGGTGTTGAGGCGGTTTATAAGCAGTCTTTGAATTAAGGGGATTGGAATGGCTTTAGAGGTGACGGTATGAATGCAAAAACAATAGCAGCAGAGTGGATTCATGTAGAAGACAACCCACCAAATAAAAGAGTTATGTGCTTGTGTGAAGATGGAAAAATTAGATTTGGCAATCCTGTATGTGGTGATGGTTATTTTTATCTAGACACCAAAGTTGGATCTGAAGTGGTGGAATTTTGGCAAGAACTACCAAATCTGAAAGAAGTTCAAAATCAATACTGGGCTAAATAAGGAGAACGGCATGAATGCGGCAGTAAACACAAAATTAGATAGAAAACATTTCTCACAAGCTATCAATTGGGCAGAGCAGCCTATTGAATGGCATCTTGAACAGTACGGCTCATGGTTGCTATTAGATGATCATTATTCAAGTCTAGGTGCATCTAGTGTGCTTGGTCATTTAATTGACACAGCAAACGGGGTGAAAATAGATAAGCGTGAGCGAGTTCCTCCGTTATGCAAAATCAATGATGAACATGCTGATGCGGTGGCAGATATGTTGTCTAATCTGATGCAGAACGAAAACGAGAAAGTTAAACGCTGGATGCGGGTTGTAATCATGTTCTATGTTGAGTTCAAAGCAGAACCTAGCATTGCACATAAACTAAAAATATCAGAGTTTAAAGTGGCACGAGACAAGATGCTAGGCATGGTTAGATTGGCAACCAAATATCAATTTCGTAGTCGAATTATTGGGGCTTGAAAGTCAGGGTGCACTTTGATATATTCATGTTATAGTCAACGTAGTATGTGTGTTGGACTAGTATTTAAAAGCTCATCGAAAGGTGGGCTTTTTTGTTGTCTATAGAAAAGTGAGAAGAAGAATGTCAAATGAAAAACAAATAGAGCAAGAAATCCAAGACAAAGGTTTGAATGCTCCACGATTAACACCTGACCATATTGATTTTGTCATTGCTGGTGAAACATATACCAACTTGCCTGATGGTCGAACTGTTATCTGTCAATTGACTTTGCAGAATGGTTATACGATTGATGGTAAATCGGCATGTGTAAGCAAAGAAAACTTCAATCAAGAGATTGGCAATAAGATTGCGCGCCAAAATGCCCGCGAAAAAATATGGGAATTAGAAGGCTACCTTTTAAAAGAGAAGCTTTATCAAGCTGAGTTGGATAAACAGTTTTAAGTTTCCTCTTTAAGCTCCTTAAAAAGAGGAGCTTTTGTTTTTCTAAGCATTACGTCAATGGTGCTTAGGATTTAGGCCCTGCTTCGGTGGGGTTTTTTATGTCGTTAATTTAGAGAAGACTGAAAAGGTGTTAAGTCTTAAAGATCAGGATGTTTTTTGATATAGTTATTAAAAACATCAAGAGATATATAAATGAGTATTCAATCTAAAATATACGATCTAAGAGAAGAATATGAAAGAAAACATGATGCAGATCCTGAAATAATCTTTTTGAATTTCCAAACATGGGAAGAAATATTAAGAGATCCAAATTCAATTAACGGTGTTCCAAATTTTATTGCTGGATGTGTAATGATCCCAGCTAATAATATGCAAGAAGATGTTTTTTATTGTGATCATTCTGATATGGCAAAGGCTTTGAGAGAATACGATGGCACAAACTACCCAGTAATAATCAAAAAGCTTACAGTGGTTGAAAGACCTGAGGCACAAGGTGCTCGCAGAATCACCTTAGATAGATCGTTCTTAAATTTTCAAATACCGTCGGAAGCAATTAAAGCTTATCAAAGGTATGAGGAAAATAAAGATTTGAAGTTTTAAATCAAGCCACCCTCGGGTGGTTTTTATTGTGAGGTCGAAATGACACTTCAAGAACATATGCAGCAGAAACGTATCAGAGATGATGCTAAAGAATCAGCCAAAAGAGCGGCTACTCAGATTCACGATATTCTGAAACAACGTTATCCAAATGCAGTGAAAAAATAGTTAATTAGAGGTGAGCATGAAAACAGCAGTGTTCACAATCAAAGATCACTCTGACATTACTAAAACAATGTCTTATCTGCATACAAACTACACTCGTTCAGTTGATGATGGTAAGCCGTTGGTAGTTGAGATTAGACCAGAATCAAAAGACAGGTCAAAAGCTCAAAACCGCTTGTACTGGAAATGGCTTCATGAGATTCATAGAAAGACAGGTAATGACGAAGATCAATTGCATTATGAGTTCAAGAAGAAGTTTCTTATCGGCATATTGAAGCGTGACGATGATGAATATGCTGCAATGTGCTTGGCTATCAAAACTCTCAAACAAAGCGAATCTGAGCAATACGAAGCAATTGCAAACGGTGTGATTCGAGAGACTTCAACTACTCGGATGGACACTAAACAGTTCACTGAGTATCTAAATTTAATTGAAGCATTTACACTTAAAACGTTTGGCTTGGTTTTGCCTGTGCCTGATGACTTAAAGTTCTGCTTGAACAAATAGATGAGATGAATTATTAATTAGTATCACCATATATCAGGATTAATCAAAATGTCTTATACAAGTTTAGAGTCAGATACACAGATAGAATGTGAAAAAATAAAAGGTAAGACTGCTATTGCTGTGGCAATCCTAAGTAATTCTGGCAGTCAAGGTGTTAATGATTTAAGTGAATTAGGAAGAGAGAATTTACTTAAATATATTAAAGAGGTTCAAGCAACCTTAGATCGAGAATAATACAAACCGCCCAAGTGGCGGTTTTTTAATGAGGTAAATATGGAACAAATCAAAGGCGCAGAACCTTTAAAAAATCTACGTCATGAAGAGTTCTGCCACGAATATTTAAAAACGCTCAGCCCATCTGAAGCAGGTAAGGCAACAGGTTATAAAAATCGTCAGAATGCTTGGGATGTGTTGCAGCGTGATGATGTACAAGAGCGTATTGCTTATCTCAATACACAACGTATGAATCGTGTTGATGTTGATGCGGATTATGTTTTAAGACGTTTGGTTGAGATTGATCAAATGGATGTCTTAGACATCATGGATGATAAATATTGCCTTAAGCCGATTGGTGAGTGGCCTAAAGTTTGGCGCCAATATGTGTCAAATATTGAGAACACAGAAGAATTTGAAGGTTACGGTGAAGATCGAGAGCAGAGCGGTTGGCTCAAAAAGATCAAATGGCCAGATAAAGTTAAAAACCTTGAGTTGCTTGGTAAGCATATTGCAGTTGGTGCATTTAAAGAAAAGATTGAGCATGATGTATCTGACCCGCTTAAAGAGCTACTTGAGCGTGCAAGCGGAAATACACTAAAACCAAAAGGATAATCACATGACATTGGACGAGCTTGAAAAAAACTTGTCTGATCCATGGTGGCGACTGACAAGTGGTTTTTTATATCAAATATTAATCAAAGGTGATGAAGAAACAGAGGGTTTAAAAGCTCCATTCATCCCTAATGAGCATCAAATAGATTTTATTGAGAATCTTTGGTATCGCAATATTATCTTAAAAGCGCGTCAGCTTGGCTTTACCACGATGATTGCAATCTATTACCTAGATTGCTGTTTATTCGGTAAAGGTGATACACGAGCAGGGATGATTGCTCAGGATAAGTATGCAGCAGATAAGCTTTTCCGAGATAAGGTTAAATTTGCTTATGATAATTTACCTCCTGAAATCAAAGCTAGATTTCCTTTAGCGCGTGATAGTGCGAGCGAGTTGCTATTTGCACATAACAACAGTTCTATCACTGTTGGTACATCTATGCGCTCAGGAACGCTTCAATATTTGCACGTATCTGAGTTTGGTAAGATTTGTGCAAAATACCCTGATAAAGCCAAGGAGGTTTTAACGGGTTCTATTCCAGCAGTTGCACCAAATGGAATAGTTGTAATTGAATCAACTGCAGAAGGTGATGAAGGTCATTTCTTTAATATGACTGAGACTGCACGCAAGAAAAAGGAAGCTAAAGCAGAGTTAAGTCAGAAGGATTATAGATTCCATTTCTACCCTTGGCATAAAGGGCAAGAATACCAGCTAGACGCAAACATTCACATCACCAAGAGCGAACATGATTACTTTGATCATATTGAGCAAACGTGTGATGTAAAAATCAATCTATTGCAGCGGAATTGGTACATAGCAACACGAGACAATGACTTTCAAGGATCATCGGAGTTGATGTGGCAAGAATACCCATCAACACCAGAAGAAGCATTTAAGAAGTCAAAAGAAGGTTGTTGGTACACAGAGCAATTCATAAAAGTTCGTCGTGAAAACCGCATTTGCACATTACCAATTCGCACTGATGTTCCAGTAAACACATTTTGGGATATTGGTAACTCTGATGGCACTGCTATTTGGTTTCATCAACGTGTGGGCATGCAAGACCTATTTATCGACTTTGAAGAAGGCTGGGGTGAGCCATATGAATACTTTGTCAAGGTTATGCAATCTAAAGGCTATTTGTGGGGCAAGCATTACCTTCCACATGATGGCGCACATGCACGACAAGGTGAGAGTCAAAACCTATCACCACAACAAATGCTCAAAAATCTAGGGTTACAAAATGTGGAGATTGTGCCAAGAGTTGCTGAATTGCTTCATGGTATCAATCAAACACGTAATGCTTTAATGAATGATGTTTGGTTTGATATGGAACGTTGTAAAAATGGCTTGAAGCATCTCGAAAACTACACAAGAAAATTCAATTCACATGCTCAAGCCTACACAAGTGAACCAGTTAAAACAGATGGTCATTCAGAAGCATCAGATGCATTCCGTCAGTTTGCTCAAATAAGAGAAAAAATTGGTGCAGTAATTAAATCATCACCACCACCACCTCGAAAACAATCATCTTGGATGGGATAAAATGTCAGAAAATAACGAAGATCAAAGCATTATTGATGCTGCTAAAAAGTTCCGAGATGAAGCTCAAGATTACTGGCAACCGATTTACGATCAGGGCTTAGAAGATAAAGAGTTTGTTACGATCAAGGGCGCTCAGTGGAACAGCAAGGATTTAGCTCAAAGAGAAAGAGATGGGAAGCCTTCGCTTGAGATCAATCTTGTTAGAGCTTATGTTCAACAGCAAATCAATACGATGCGTCAGAACCGCCCACAAGCTAAAGTTGTGCCTGTTGATAGTGGTGCTGACCCAGAAACAGCGAAAGTTCTTGAGGGGTTGATTAAAGATGTCGAGGAATCATCAAATTTCGAAGATGCTTTAGACACGGCAGCAGCAAATCAAGTACATGGCGCAGTTGGTTTTTATCGAATCATTACTGACTACATTAATGAGAAATCATTTAATCAAGAACCACGTTTCAAGCCTGTAGAAAATCCTCAAGCTGTCCTAATTGATCCATTATCAAAAGCCTTAGATGGCTCAGACATGAGTAAAGCACTTGTTTGTGAGTGGATTGATAAAGATCAAATTGAGAGCCAATACGGTAAAGATTCTGTTTCTGATTTTGAAATGGATGGCAATGTAGATTGGTTTAATTACACAGAAAAAACTGTTTGTGTCGCTGAATATTTCTATAAAGAAGAAGTCAAAGACACTCTTGTGCTTCTTGAAGATGGATCGATAGAGTTTAAATCAGTATTACTAGAACAGTTTGACGAGGATGAAATCAAAGCATTCTCAACAAATGAGCGTGATACCACGCGAACAGAAATAAAATGGGTAAAACTAACAGGCTGCAAAGTTTTAGAAAAAGGTGTCTTTCCAGGTAAGTACATTCCAATTTTCCCAGTTTACGGTGAAGTAACTTGGTTGGAGAATAAGCGACACATATTCTCACTTGTTCATTTTGCTAAAGATGCTCAAAGACTTTTCAACTACTGGAAGTCTACAGAAGCTCACATTTTGCAGAAAAACCAAGATGAAATGACCATTGTTGATGATCGAGGGATTGCAGGATTTGAAGAGTGGCAAAACCCATCAAGTGCAGCATATCTACGATTTAAGGCAACGGATGATCAGGGTCATCAAATCCCATATCCAACTCGCTTAGGAGCAGCTACTCCACCAGTGGGGATTTTGAACGCATCGGAATCTGCCAAAGGTTTAATTCCTGATATTTTGAACATGCATGCACCTCAAATGGGGCAAGATGTTAATCAACAATCAGGTCGTGCGATAGGTTTGTTGCAACGTCAAGCTGATACAGCTCAATTCCACTTTCAAGACAACTTGAATAAAACAATTCGTCATTCAGCGCGTGTTTTGATTGGGCTTTTCCCAATTCTTTATGACACAGAAATGGTAAGACGTATTGTTGGTGCGGATGGTGATAGTGAGTTGGTTAAGCTGAATGCACAGCCCGAAACTCAAGATGAACAAGCACGTGCAATTAACGGCATTCTAAATGATATGTCAGTTGGACGTTTCGATGTGCGAATGGATACTGGACCGAGCTTCAATACCCAGCGTGAACAATCATTTGCATTGATGATGCAGCTAGTACAAAGCAATCCAGCATTGTTTAATTTAGTCGCTGACTTGATCGTGATTAACTCACCGTTGTTGAATGCGAAAGAAATTGCAGAGCGTGTCAAAACACTTATCCCACCTCAAGCGCTTGGAAAAGACAATATTGATCCTGAGCAAGCTAAAGCTCAAATACAGCAGCTTGATCAACTTGTGCAGAAAATGACTTCTGACTTGGAATCATTACAACAGCAGCTTAATGATAAGAATGCTGATCGAAATCTCGAAATGATGAAAGTGCAGTTGCAAGCTGAAAAAGATATTCAGGTGGCTCAAATCCAAGCAGCCAGTCGAGCCGATGTTGAGGAATTAAAAGGTGTTGTTGCTTTAATGCAGCAACAATTGCAACCTCCGCAAGACTGGACGCAACAGGGAGAGGATTTAAATAGTTATCAACCTGAGACACAAGAAGATTACTCGCAAGAGATTAGGTTTGATCCACCTGATCAGATTGCGCCACAGACATTTCAAGACCCTGCCACTGAGCAGGGTTTTTTAATGCCTGAAGAAATGGATCAACAAAATTTCGCTCCTGAGATTAGCCAATTCGGGGAAAGCGCAACGGCTACAGATGGGATGTTTCCATCGATTCAAAATGGTGAAGAATAATGACAGTTGAAAATGAAACTCAAGACATCGTTGACACAGCCGCAACGGAAAATACAGGCGTTGAAAGTCAAGAGAATCAGGAGCAGCAGCAAGGTCAAGAGGAAAATCAAGAGCCTGAAAAACAGGAACCTGAGAAGCCGAAAAAATCACGTGCTCAAGAGCGTATTGAGCAATTAGCACGAGAAAAAGCCGAGTTAGCAGCGAAAGTGGCGGCTTATGAAAATAAGCAGCAAAAGACCGAGTTAAAACGCCCTGTAATTGATGACTTTGAGGACTTTTCTAAATACGAAGAAGCTCTTGAAGATTATCACGCGGCAAAAGCAGAAGAACGAGTTATGGCTCGTTTGAATGAACGTGAAACTCAAAAGACAGCCACAGCACAAGAAGCTGAAATGCAATCCGCAATTGTTGCATTAGAAGAAGAAGGTATTGATGTTAATTCATATGTTCAAAAAGCAAATGAATTACCAACGTTACCAATTCAGCTAGATCAATTTGGATTGTCTACAGTTGAAACTCTGCGACTTGCTAAAGACTTGATGGACGATGAATCCACTTTTATTGCTATTTCTGAAATGAACCCAGTTCAAGCAGCAATAAAGATTGGGCAAATCATTGAAAGTCGCAAAACAAAGACTCCACCAACCGTCAGTAAAGCACCTAAACCAATCACCCCAGTACAAGCCAATGCGGCAACCACACGCGACCCATCAAAGATGAGTGACGATGAGTGGTATCGATCTGAAAAAGAGAAACGAAAAGGATAATAATTTATGGCTAATGCAGTTTTAACACATCAAATGATTGCACGTGAAGCAGCTAAAATGCTTGAAGAGCTTGCTCCATTCACGGCAAATATTAATAAAGGTCGTCAAGACGAGTTTGGGAAAGATGTTCAGGGTTATCAAAAAGGTGACACTGTAAAGATCAAAATTCCAACAGCAGGTAAAGTCTTTGATGGAGCACAGTTTGCTGGTGGTGGTTCTGCTGCTGACGTAATTGAGCAATCAGTTAATTTGACACTAGATACGCAAAAGCACATCGCTTTGCAGTTTGGTACCAAAGAGAAAATGCTCAACATCACTGATTTCAAAGAACGTATCTTAATGCCACAAATGCGAACTCTAGCGTCTGTGGTTGAAGCAGACTTGATTTCAAAAGGCATGCTTGGTGTACCAAATATGCTGTCAATGAATACGGCAGGTACGAATCCATCAAATGCATTAGCTTTGGCTCGTGCGAAGATGAATCAATACTTAGCCCCTGCAGGTGATCGTTCAACATTAATCACAAGTACAGCCAATGTTGCATTGTCGGGTGAGATTTCTCGTCTTTACAATCCAACACAAGCATCTAGTAAAGCTTACCTAGATGGTTATGTGGCAAGTGCATTTGGTCAGGACTTGTATGAGCACCAATCAATCCCTACACACACAAAAGGTACAGCAGCAACGATTACTGTAAGTGCTGCAAACCAAACAGGCAGCACTATTACTATGACTGCTGGCACGGGTGGTACATTGGTAAAAGGTGATGTGATTACCATTGCTGGTGTGAATGCGGTTCATCCATTAACTGGTCAAGACTCAGGTACTTTGCAGCAATTTGTAGTGACCGAAACGGTGACTGTTGGCACTGGTACTGCTGTGAAGATTTACCCAGAAATAAACCCAACTGCACCTAATAAAACAGTGACAGCTTCGCCTGCCAATGGTGCTGTGGTCACGCTTGCAACCATCAATGGCGTTCAGAATCTTGCATTCCATAAAGATGCATTTACAGCAGCATTTGCACCACTCCCTGTAATTGCTTCATGTGAAGGCTACACAGCTCGCTTACCATCAGGTATCTCAGTTCGTGTTATGACTTTTGGTGATGGTAATAACGACCTTGAACGTACTCGTATTGATGTTCTTTATGGCTTCCAAGTAGTTCGTGGTCTGCATGCAGTTCGTATTCCGCAAGTAACCTCTTGATAATTATTGACGACAAATGCCCGCTTATTGCGGGCGTCGTCATTTTTGGAGATTAGAAAATGAATTACCCAAAAATGCTCTATTCAGGCGACAAAGAAAGTTATTCAACTCGAATTGTTCATGATGAAGAAGATGAAGCGAAATTCCGTGAAATTGGCTTAGTTGATTTTGTTGACTTGCCTGAACCACAGCCCGAAGAAACAGGAACGCCAATCGAATTATCGGGGATCTCAGAAGAAGATTACAACAAGGTAGTGCAAGAGCGAGATGCTGCTTTAGCAATCCTAAATAGTGTTTCGGCTATGAAAGAGCGAATTGCAGAAATGCAGGGTGATACAACACCAGTTGGAACGGTTAGTTATGCAGTTGATTACAACTCAATGACCGCCGATCAATTGCGAGCACTACTTGATGAGCGTGGAATTAAATATTTAGTTCGTGATAGCAAAGACACTCTAATCGCTTTACTAGAACAACCTGAAAACACGGAAGAATAATCTATGAATGTCAGTAAACTAATCGATTTAGCACTAAAACAGCTTGGTATTTTGGCAGCAGGTGAAAATGCAAATGCGAATGAAGTTGCTGACGCAGTAGATTCATTACGTGGCTTGCTTGCTCAATGGGCAACTGAACGGATGTATATCTATAAAGTACAGCCAATTACCTTAAATTTAACAGGCATTGGCACATACAACTTAAGCCAAGAGATTCAAGCTCTTTCAGATATAGCATTGTTAGATGATGAACCAATCAATCTGATTCGGGACCTGAACAACACAGGCAACTACATTCCAGTTATTTACACAGAGCAATTGCCATATTGGTCGTTTAAAGTCTTGGTTGATGCAAAAAAACTAGAGCTAAAAACTTATGTTTTGCCGACTACGCTTGATGCTCAAGATGAAATCGAGCTACCAACAAAATATGAACGTCCTTTAATTTTGTCACTGGCTTTAGAAATTGCCCCGATGTTTGGTACTGATCCGAGTGCATTACTTTTAAAAAACCAAGCAAATGCTATTGATCTATTAAAGAGAAGTAACTCAACTCCAAGCTATGTGAAAAATGATTTACCTGTGGGTGTAGGGCGAAACTGTAGTGAGTGGATGTTATGAATATAATTGACATACCTATCGTTGGTCAGTCGTATCACTTGAAAGATTGGTCCATTGACTGTCAAAGAACACTTAATCTATATCCGCAGGTTGTAGAAAGTGGCAACACTCCACAGGTATCAGCATTACTACCAACCGAAGGGCTAACACTTAAATACACTTTATCAGGCGTAATTCGAGGAATTTACGCGCTTTCAGATCGCATTTTAGTGGTGGCTGGCACAACATTACATGTTATTCAGAATGGTGTAGCCACATCAGTGGGTACCATCACTGGCACAGACTTTGTGACATTTGCAGATGATTCTATCCAAGTGATGATAGCTGCTGATAACGCTTATAAATATGTGATAAGCACTGGTGTTTTAACTCAGTTAATTATTGATGAAAATTCAGGCTTCTTTGGAGCTGGAACAGTCACATTTTTAGATTCACGCTTTATTTGGACTGTGCCTAATACTGGTCGCATTCAATGGTCTAAATTGCTCAGTACTGATACAACCGCTTTGAGTTATGCTACTGCTGAAGCCAAGTCGGATGATTTAGTTAGAGTGATTGCATCTAATGGTCAGCTTTGGCTGATTGGTAAGAAAACCACTGAGATATGGAACTCGACAGGTGCTCAGGATTTACCATATCAACGCCAATCAGGTGCATATATACCAGTAGGATGTATTGCTAAAAACTCGATTGCAGTGTTCGGCTCAAGTCTAGTGTGGCTAGCACAAACTGAACATGGTGCTAACCAAATCATGATGATGAATGGTTATCAGCCTGAACGCATCAGCAATCACGCAATAGAAACTGCTTTAGCAAACTATGAGCGCACCGACGATGCTTATGCGTTTGCATATCAAAGTAATGGTCATAGTTTTTATTTGATTTCATTCCCTTCGGACAAGAAAACTTGGTGTTTTGATGCAACAAGCGGGATGTGGCATGAACGAAGTTTCTATAACAATGATGACTCACTGCATGAGCATCATAGGGCAAATACACATTGTTTTTTTGGTGGCGAGCACTTAGTTGGCGATAGATCAAACGGTAATATTTATAAGCTCGATCAAAACGCAGAAACCGATGATGGCAATCCAATAATCAGAGAAAGAACAACACCATGTGTTAGCCCACATGCGACACGTTTGATATTTGATGAAGTTGAGTTGATTTGCCAAGTCGGGCAGCCAACAAATACAAAACCTCAAGTCATGCTTGATTGGTCAGATGATCGGGGTAAAACATGGTCCAATGACCGTTTAGCGGAATTAGCTAATGATATTGGTGCAATTGGTGAGTATGAGAAGCGAGTGATTTTCCGCAGACTTGGTCAATCATTTGGGCGTGTATTTCGCGTGCGTATGTCTGACTCAGGGCGACTAATCTTATTAGGAGCTAAAGCGAGGGTAAGATAATGTTGATCCCAAAAATTTCGCAAGTGCCGTTGCAACAACCCATGTATGTTAATGGGGTGATGTCTCAGGTTTGGATTAATTTTTTTGAAAGATTAGCCACACTAAAAAATGAAGCTGATCTAATTGACTTAGTTGAGTTAGCTCAAAAAGTTGTGGAGCTTCCCAGTCAAGCAATTCAAGGTCAACAAGCTTTTGATTTGGAACAAATTAAGAACAGGTTTGAACTTTCGTCTTTGAATTCCACTCAACCCAATCAAGCATTTGACTTCATCCCAATTCAAATACCAGTCGCACAAGAAATACCGCCAGTTCAGGCGGTTTTTTTATGCCAAGAGCAAACATTTGGTGCAGAAAATGTACCCACACTTGAGGTTATTACACCATGATTAAGTACCTTTCACCATTTAAAGCTCAAGCATTAGCTTCAGGTGACAACCAAGCCTACATTGTACCTGCAAACACGGTATCTCAAATTCGGGCGCTAACATTTCACAACACAACAGCTGCAAGCGTTTCGATCGAAGTTTATTTAATACCCTCAAACGTAGCAACAACGGCAGATGCGCAGCGTTTGGTCAAAAAGACTTTGGCTCAAAATGAATCCTACCTATGTCCTGAAGTGATTAATCAGATTTTAGCAACTGGTGACAAGGTTGTACTCAAGGGAGCAACAGTAAATGCAATGCTCTCTGTAGCTGAGCAACCAGTTTGATTACGGTTAGGCGTGAAAAGTGGATTGATTGCATAGATCAGATCATGCCCCTTTGCCAACAAGTATTTGATCTTGAAGAAGCAAAATTCACAGGTCTTCAGCTTGAATTTGATACTGAAATGTATATCGAGTCTGAAGAATCAAATTACTTTCATTGTCTAGTAATGAGAAAGAATGGTAAGCCAATTGGATTTCATTGGATTGTAATTAGCCCTATGCCGAGACACATGGGCAAAACGCATGCTCATACAGATGCCATTTTTGTAGATCCTGAAAACAGACAACATTCAAATACTTTGATTGAGTTCTCAGAGCAATACATAAAACAACGCGCTGACTTTTGGACTTTAGCAAATTTAGGTGTGAATGATCGGCAAGCACTTTGGCAACGTAAAGGATTTAAGCCAATAGAAACTATTATGTTTAAAAAATTATGAGGTGACTTATGTCATTTGTTGGAAAGGCAATCGGCTCATTAACAGGAGCAAATAAACAAGCTAAAGCAGCAGAAAATGCCGCAAAAACTCAAGCTCAATCGGCTGACAAAGCAACTCAAGTTCAAAAAGAAATGTATGATCAAACGCGAAAAGATTTTGATCCATATCGCCAAGCTGGAACAAATGCTTTAAGCCAAATGGTAGGTTTTAATCCAGGAACATATCAAGGTAGTCAATTTAGCTTTAATGGATCGTCTAATCCAAACTACTCCAGTGCTGAATTTAATTTTGAAGAATCGCCAAGCTATCAGTTCCGAAAAGAACAAGGAATGGATGGAATTCAATCTCAAGCAGCAGCAGGTGGTGGTCTGCTTTCAGGTGCCACACTAAAAGCTCTTAACAACTACAACAGTAATCTAGCATCCCAAGAGTACGACAATTCTTATAACCAGTATTTGCAAGGTGAGCAACTTAAGCAAGGGCAGCACCAACAAGCATTCAACAACTGGCAGTCGATGGATAACAACAACTATTCACGTTTTATGACCGATCAAAACAATCGTTATGGTCGTCTTGCTGACTTGGTTGGCATTGGTCAAAACGCAGCAGCACAACAAGGTCAGGCAGGCTTAAGCACTGGACAAGCAATTGCAAACAATACTATGGCTGGCGCAAATGCAACAGCAGCAGGGCAAATCGCAGCAGGGAATCGCACAGCGAATAACTTTCAAACGCTTCTTGGTGCGGCAGGCACAATTGGCGGCTTATTTATTTAAGGTGGTGTTATGTTAGACCCAAGAATTATTTTAAGCGGTCAGGAGCAAGCAGACCCATTTGAAACAGCAGCTAAAGGCATTCAATTTGGTCAAGGGTTACGCCAATTATTGTCAGGTCGTCAGGCTGGAAAGATGGCGGCTTTAAATCCCGACGATCGTCAAGCCTTTGCTGATAAGTCAATGTTTAGTCGTGAACTGAATGCGCAACTAAGAGCAGATCAGGCTGCCGCACAGAAGGCTATGTATGATCAGATGAAAGCTGAAGCAGATATAGCAAAAACTTCTTCAGAAGCTTACAAGAACAATCAGCAAGGTGCAGGCTATGGTCTTGATAATTCAGGTAAGAAACTAGGTGCAATTCAAGGAGCGTTTCAACAAGCATCACTTACAGGTGATAAAGTTCAGGTTATGCTTGCTTTAGATGGTCTTAAAAGAACAGGGTATTTCCCTGATGAAGCTGACTATCAGCATCAAGTAGCGATTATCAAGGCAATGACTCCTGATGAAGTAAAGCAATATGCTGGTGGGATTAATTTTGCCAATGCTAAAGATCCAGCAAGCCTTCAATATGCCGATGCAAATACTGTGGCGAATAATGCTCAATCGGATAGAAACAGCCAAAGAACTTATGAGGCATCCATTTATAGCACTGACGTGGGGGCAGATACAGCTGATAAAAACCGAGTACAGCAACAAAGTCAGTTTGAGCAGAACTTTGCCTTGAATCAACAGAAAGCATATTTTGAGCAAAATAAGCCTATTGGTTTTGAAACTGGTAATGATGGCTATCGCTATGCGATTTATCCTGGCGGTAAAGGTGTGCGAGTTTTAGGTGAAGATGGTCAGCCAATCAAAGTTCAGCAAAAAGGTCAAACCAATTTGACAGCTCAGAATGCACAACGTGAAGAAACTCAACGCTTGCAACGTGTAGATGCAATTTTGCCTGAAATTGAAAAGATTCTACCCAATGCCACTAGCGGCTATGTGGGTGCTGGAGCTGATTGGTTGGGTCGAGCAGTTGGTTATTCTACGGATGGCGCAAAAGCTACAGCGCAGCTAAAAACTCTCGCAGGACAGTTGGTTTCATTGATGCCTAAAATGTCAGGACCGCAATCCGATAAAGATGTGGCAATGTATCGTGAGATGGCGGGTAATCTTGCTGATGATACCCAGCCAATTCAGACGCGAATGGCAGCGCTACAAACTATTAAGGCACTTAACAATAAATACAAAGAGATGAATCAGCAGAGTGGGTCAAATGCAACACCAAGCACTTTTAGTCTTTTTGATTAAATTGTATGCTATATTCCCCTCATTACGATGAGGGGAATACCCATGAAAAAATTTATATTTTTACTTTCAATTGCTATATCAACAATTACTTATGCAGATTACAATCCAAAAACAAATACAAGTTGTTTTGGTAGTGATAGTTATCGTACTTGTACTGACTACAACTCAGGGAATACATATAACGTAAGTAAGTACGGAAATACTACCCAAGTTCAAGCAAATAATTCAAGAACAGGATCGTCATGGTCGCAAACAACTAATACTTATGGTAATCAATCATATACAAATGGCTATGATAAAAATGGTAATAACTGGAAACACAACACTAATACTATAGGTAATACAACTTATTATAATGGTAATGATAGTAAAGGAAACACATATAACGGCTCATGCAACCCTTATTCAGGGTGTCAGACCACAAGATTAGGTGGCAATTAATTTTATGAAATATACCGTATTGTTGTTGCTACCTTTATTTTTATTGGGCTGTGATAAACCAAATAGCAAGCCAACGTACGGGGAAACAGGTTTGCCTAAAAATTGCAGAGCAATAGTACAAGCAAATGTAGATGAATATAGAAAGATACGTGCGTCCCATGATGATTATGAAGTGCAAATGATGAACATAGATGATGTTTTTAATTCACTGGAAAGAAATTGTGGGGCTTATGGGTACTCTTGGGAGTATAAATAAATACGCAAGAAAACACACATCCACGAACATGCAAACTATACACAACCATGAATAATGTTCTCTAAAGACTTTACCAAATCCAAATACGTCAATCCAATCATGGATATGTGGGAATTCTTTGATGAAAACCAGCAATTTAGATTGTTGAATTACGAGCCTATCAAGGATGGTATAAGAGTTTACTATGTAACTATTAGTTAAGCACCTTCGGGTGCTTTTTTATTACCAAAGGAAAAGTTATGGCAAAACTATCACAGCTTTACCAAGCCTACCAAGACCCGAATGTGCGCAAATTTCTTAATTTTATTGCTCAAGCTGAGGGTGTTAAGCATGGGTATAACACTATGTTTGGTAATGAGAGATTTCAAAGTTTAGGTGCTCACCCAAACGTGCGTAAAGCATTCAAGCAAACAGATGGTAGAACAAACTATACAACAGCAGCAGGTCGTTATCAGTTTTTAAATAGCACGTGGAATAACCTCGCAAAACGCTACGGCTTTCGTGATTTTAGCCCTCAAGCCCAAGACTTAGGCGCGATTGCTTTGATTGCTGGTCGTGGTGCATTGGATGATGTTTTAAAAGGCAACTGGCAGGCAGCGATTCAAAAAACAGGTAAAGAATGGGCATCTTTACCGAGTTCAACTTACAAGCAGGGCAAGCGGTCTTGGGAATTTGCCAATGAACGTTTAGGTGGTGGTGTGCAAGCACAAGCATTTCAGCCAAATTTTGTGGACCTAAAAAAAGTCGGTATTGGCGCCAAGAGCTATCAACCTGAAATGGTGGATTTGCATAGTGTAGGAATCGGCTCTAGCAACCAAGCAAGCACCTATCAACCTGAAATGATCGACCTTAAAAATGTAGGAATCGGATAATGTCTAGCGCAGAACTAAAATCACTAATTGAAAATGGTCGCAGTAGTGGTGCGTCCGACACTAAGATTTTTTTAGCAATCTTGGATAGCCCTAAATTCAAAAAAGGGATTGAAAAAGGCAATGCTCAGGGTTTGACAAATCGTCAAATTGCAGCAGGACTCGGATTAAATATTCCTGAATCAAAAGCGTTCGATCCAAGTGATGCTAAAAGAGCACAGGCGAAAGCAGCAGGCAAAACCAAAGCATGGGAATCTGCATTGCTTGGTGCTTCTGACTTAGGTGCAGGGATTGTGCAAGGGGCATCTTATGCGGCTGATGGAGTAAGTGGAGGAATCAATAAATTACTTGGTACCAAGCTTGATACTAAGTCTTATGAGCGAGTAACCAAACAACGAAAAGATATTGATGAATTCCACAACATGCGTAGACAAGAAAATGAGCAAGGTATTGATGGATGGAGAATAGCAGGGCAAGTAGCAGCAACAGCACCACTAGCAGCAGTTGGTAGAGGTTATCAAGGAGCTAGTATTCTTTCTAAAGAAGGGGCAAAGGTTGCGGGGCATAACGCTATACTTGGAGCTGGAATTGGTGGTGTAAGCTTTGCTGAAGATTCTAACCAACGTTTAAGTAATACGTTGCTTGGTGGCGTAGGTGGCGCTGCTGGTGGTGCATTAGGTGAAAAAGTCGGGCAAGGCATAGTAAAGGCGGGTAACACCATCAAAAATCAATCTGCTCGATTTTCAACTGAGCAAACCAATCAGATTTTACGATCCATTGACGACAAGATTGAGGCAGCTTTGCGTGCTAGTGGTCCTGATATGCAGGGCGTGAAACTCAGCGATCTTTCAGCAGATGTTCAACGAGTATTACGTGCTGATGCCAAGAAAGCCTTGCAATCAGGTCGGGCATTAAGTCCTGATGCTGTAGCACGCAAGGTAGCGCTTGAAAAAGTAGGGATTAAGGGTACTAAAGGGCAGATTACTGGTGATGCTAAGCAATGGCAGCAAGAAGCTGAATTGGCAAAATTACAGGGCGTTGGAGATGATCTTCGAGAGAAATTTATTTCTGATAATAAGCGACTTGGTGAGCTATTAGATAACGAAGCTCAAGCCACAGGTGGCAACTCGATTGATGCTTTTAGTGTTGGCAAAGGTGCAGCCGATTCATTGGTTGATCAATACTCACAAAATAAGCAATTTGTGCGACAAGCCTATGACTTTGCCAAGAATGCACAAGGTAATGATGTGCTAATTAGTGGTCAAGGTTTTGCTAATGATGTTTTCACAGCACTTGATGATCAAGCACTAGCCTCTTTTTTGCCATCAGATATTAGGAATATTGTTAAGCAGATTAACGATAATCCCCAATATTTCACGCTTAGAAAGGGGGAGGAGTTGATCAAGGTATTAAATGATCATTACAAATCATCGCTGCAAATGGGAGAGGCAACAGCAACCACACGCGCTTTAGGTGTTGTTCGTCAAGCATTGCAAGGTCGTCAAGATGAAGCATTGCAAGGTCTGTTATCGCAAGGTGGTAATGATGCCGCACAAGCTTATCAATTTGCACGCCAAGCTTATAAAGCAAACACCGCACTCCGTGATCGAATGCCACTACTTCAAGACGTACTAAAGCAACAATCAAAAGGTAGTGTGAATTTTGATGACTTGTATAAAAAGCACGTTCTAGGTGGCAAAGTTGAAGAATTAGCACAAACTATTGATGTGCTGAAGAATACAAACCCTCAAGCTGTGGCTGATATTCAGCAAGAAGTGATTAAGGACATTATTGGTAAATCAATCAATTCAAATGGTCAATTTAGTCCAGCTGGAATGAAGCGAGTTTTAGATGCTTTGGGCGATCGAAAACTCAATACAATCTTTAGCCCAGAGCAGGTTCAAAGAATTAAGGATATCCGCATGGCTGGACACTATTCAGTAACTCAGCCAAATCATGCATATGTCAATAATTCAAACTCAGCTGCAGGTCTAGCAAATTACTTTGGGAAAATTCTTGGCGCACTTGATGAGACTGGAAAGCGAATTCCATTTGTAAGTAATTTAGTAACTGCACCACTTAAGCAAGCTGCAAACCACAATCAAGTATCTAATGCCTTAAAAGGTGGTTCTATAGCAAGCAAATCATCTCAAGCTATTGATACTGCGAATCAACCACTCATTGAGCGGCTTGCTCAACTGGGAGTTTTAATTGGTGCTAATGACATGAAATAACGGAGCCAAACATGCTCTACAAAATTGCATCACCCATCATTCAGCCGCGTATGCGGTTTTTTGATGCCGATGGAAAACCTTTAGTTGGTGGAAAAGTTTACTCATTCAAAGTGGGAACAGAGATTTTTAAGCCAACTTATAGAGATGCTCAAAGGACTGCGCTAAATCAGAATCCAGTGGTTTTGGATAACGAAGGCAGTGCTTTGATCTATCTATTAGGCTCACACGTCTTAAAAGTCTACGATAAAAACGGCAATTTCATAGAACAAATTTATGTTCCAGAAGCTCAAATGACGACCCAATTTTTTGACAAATTTGGTAAGCCATTAAGCTTCGGGAAAGTTTGGACATACGACATTGCATCAACCATCAAAAAGACCTCTTTCGCTAATGCTGATCAATCAAAAACAAATCCAAATCCGATTATTTTAGATGCGGAAGGTAAAGCGTCGATCAGCATGATTGGTTCTTATCGATTAAGAACTTACAACGAAAAGAATGTGCATTTAGGTGATCAAGATTTTCAAAGACCTGTTGCTAGAGCACTGACTTCTAAGCCATACCCACTTTATTTTGAAGATAGTATTGCAACTGCATTTAGTAGCTTTGGCGGTAATACCCGAACAACGGTAGGCAGCACTTACGACGAAATTTCTACGATGTTGGTTGTTATTGAAGCAACAACTAGGAATGCTGTACTCCAAATTAACGCAGGCGTTGAAAGCATATCATCGTCGTCATCAATGTTAGGTGCAACAACTAGGAATGCTGTACTCCAAATTAACGCAGGCGTTGAAAGCATATCATCGTCACCAACAATGGTTGGGGCTACGCAAAACAGAGTTGTTGTTACTACAACGAACGACCCTGAAAATATTGCAACAAACCTTTCGTTTATAAATGCTCAAATAACGAACTAACAGGAGTGAGCTATGAATTTTCAAATACAATGCGATGTTGGAGCACTTTTTAAATTAGTCGTTAGGAAAGCGAACGGCGATATTAAGAGTGAAACAGATTGGTTTCCCAATATTGTATTAGATACGGGTTTAAACCGTATGTCCGTTGGAACGGCTGTAGATCGGTGTTGCGTTGGTACTGGAAACAGTACGCCAGTAGCAACACAAACAGCATTAGATGCTTTTTTAGTGAGTACAACAGGCGTAAACGGTGGGGACGTTACAGGCAGTAACACTACGACAACCCCATACTATAACTGGGCAAGACGTACTTGGCGATTCGCTCAAGGGGTTGCTACAGGCAATATTTCAGAAGTCGGTTTAGGGTGGGGAAATGCAAACTTATGGAATAGAGCGTTAATCAAGGATGGTAATGGCAATCCTACAACAATCTCAGTTTTGTCTGATGAGATATTAGATGTTGTGTCAGAAGTAAGAGAATACCCCGTAGCTAGTATAAGCGGTAGTTTTAATTTATTGGATAAATTTGGGGCTACTGTTAGTACACATACTTATACAGGAAAGCCACTAATCAGAACGAGCGGCGCAATGGCTGTAGGAAAAGTATCAGCTTATGCCTTTCAAATATATTCGGGCAGCATGAATGCGGGGGTAACTACAAACCCTAGCGGTTCTTATTCTTATGTAGGTGCAGAATCCAGCTACCCTACTCCAACCTCATGCAGAGGGGTAGCTACTTTGCAAACTACGCAGAGCAATTATTCTCATAAGAGTTTTGCGATGAAGTTTGCGGGTTTACTATCTAATGCTGGCAACGACTCTTCTTCAAACGGGTATCAAATTGAAATCAGTCCCGCAATCACAAAAACGTCAGCGCAAATTATGACGTATACGTTTGAAGTTTCGTGGGGGCGTTACACACCATGATGCCAGAAAATACGCTATCCTCAAGTCCCGTTTACGGGGCTTTTTTAGTTCCTGATAAAGTTGACCCACTGGTAGATTTTGAGTGGGGAGGGGTCAATATTCTTGATTCCTCACAAGGTTTAATGGTGAAAGTTTGGAAGTGCTTTTATGATAATGGGTGGATATGTATTACAGATGATGTAATCACACATCAATTAATACAGGCGCAAAACGTAAAGCATGTAGCTCTAGCATTTGACTTCAATATGCATCCGACTATTGCTTATACTGTTGAAAATGAGGATAAAACAAGAACTGCATATTTGTACTGGTATGACACAGCTCAGGCAGCTCAAATCACAACAATATATGGTTCTGATTATCTGTTTCCACAACTGAGCTTAGATGATCATCGACTGCATCAATCCGCCAATGCCGATATTATTTTTACCTACATCAAAAACAATAATCTTTACTATCGACAGCAAAGAGACCGCTTTTTGATCGAATACTTGCTTGAAAGCGGTTTAAGCGAAGACATAGAACTTCGACAAATCGGAATGAATACTAAAAACCGATTTCAATTCTTATTTTGGTAAATCATCGGCACCTTCGGGTGCTTTTTTATTATCTGGAGAAAACATGGAACCAGTATCAACTGGCGGTGTAACTGCAATTCTTAAATTTTATGGTGCAGCAATTATGGTGACTTTGGCGGTTGCTATGGTTGCTGCGGTTGTTTTGATGACACGAATGCCACGCTCACCGCAGGAGTGGGCAGTGGGATTGATTTGCACAGTGGTATCAAGTCTTGCTGGTGGCTCATTTATCATTATGAAATGGTCACTTCATTCATGGGTTGCAGACATTTGGGGAATGATAACACTTGGTGGCTTCTTCTTTGTTTGTGGTTTACCAGGTTGGGCAATTGTCCGTTGGATCTTCAACTATATCGACAGGCAAGAAGGTAAAACGATCATCGAAGTCATCAAAGAAATCAGAAAAGATAAAAACGATATTACGGGCGGTGAATCATGAATACTAAAACATTTTTTGAAGCTGCTCGTGCTATTGCGGGTGGTAAGCTTACTCAAGTGCAAGTAGACAAGTTGAACGCAGTTGTTAATGATCTTCAGCCAAAAGGCATGAAAATAAGCCAAGTTGGAATAGATCTAATTTCTAGCTTTGAAGATACAAAACTTACAGCTTATGACGATGGTGTAGGTGTTTGGACCATCGGAATTGGCACTACAGTCTACCCAAATGGTGTAAAGGTAAAGAAAGGTGATAAGTGTACTTTAGAACAAGCAAAAGAATACTTTGCACATGATTTAAAGCGATTTGAAGCTTCTGTGAATAAGCTCGTGGAAGTACCTTTATCTCAAAACCAGTTTGATGCGCTTGTTAGCCTGACCTACAACATTGGTCAAACAGCTTTTAGCAATTCAACTCTTTTAAAGAAACTGAATGCCAAAGACTATCAAGGGGCAGCGGATCAATTTTTACGTTGGAACAAGGGCGGTGGCAAGGTTATGAAAGGCTTAGTTCGTCGTCGTGAAGCTGAGCGAGCACTCTTTCTAAAGAAGTAACTATTATGTGCAAACGCTCTTTCATTGCTTCAATCGTCACAGTGCTGTGCTTGCTTCTATCAAGCTGCACAGCTCACTCAATTAAAACAAACGTCAATATCAGTGTTTGCTTGCAGTGTGTGCAGGGTTGAATTTTTGGAGTTATGGCTAAAACGAAGATTTGTCAACCAAGATTTATGGCTAAAATTGAGTTTTGTCAACCAAACTTCAATCCCTCGCCACTTCCACACCCTTTAATCTTCTCTTTGTTATATAAGTGCTCGCTTCAGCAGAATCATAGAACGTCTTTGCCCCGTCTTTTTCTTTCTTAAAAACATACTGCATTGTGTACATAGCATTTATATCAGACGAGTCTTGATATTCTTCGTGCTCAGTCGTTTGTACGTGTAAGTAAAGTCCGTTCTTCTTTATGTAGTATGGGCGCATTTTTCATACTCACTTTTAAGAGAATCAAGATAATCAGACCAAGCTTGCATCATGATTGTACGTTCTTCAAGATATTTGGTTCTATTGTAAGCACGACCATTAACGTCTCTAACCTGATGCCCAAGTTGCTGTTCAATTCGCTCAATAGGGAATCTCAAAACCTCATCTAAGAGTGTTCTAGCAGTAGCTCGAAAACCATGCCCAGTGGTCTCACCATTTATGAAGCCTAAATTTTTTAGAGCTTTATTAATACTTGATTCACTTATAATCCCAGCAGAAGAATTACTAGCAAAGCAAAACTCCTGATTTCCATTAATTTTATAAAGTTCTTTAAAATACTGAAAAACCTGATCAGACAAGGGAACAATAAGATCAATAGATAAAGAGTTTGCTGTTTTTTGTGGTGTGAACTTCCATTGCTTATTTTCAAAATCTATATCAGCCCACTTTGCTTGTCGTAAGTCACCAGGTCTCGTAAAAACGTGAGGTAGTATCTTTATGGCATATGCGACTGAAATTGATCCACGACCATTATATTGCTCAGCTAAATAAACTAATTTACCAAGTAACTTTGGATCCGTTATTGCAGCATTGTGTTCAGATTTTCTTGGTTTAATGATTCCTTGAATATCATGAGCAACATTTCGATCACAAATGCCCAACGCGATAGCATATTTAAACACTTGAGAAGCTTTTGACCGCATACGTCTTGCTGTTTCTACTTTCCCTTGTTTTTCATAAATCTTGCATATGTCTAATAATTCAATTGCTGTGATTTCATTGATAGGGCGATGACCAATAGCTTGAAAAAGATATTTATAAACAAACTGATTTCTGTGAGCTGTAGATTCTGCTATTACTTCGGTTTCCATGAAGTCTTTAGCTGTCGCTTCAAAAGTATTTTTTAGGGCAAATATCTGACGATGTTCTTCATGTTTCTTTTCGGTTGCTGGGTCTTGATTATTAGCCAGCTCTGATCTGAACTTTTCTCGATATTGGCGCGCTTGAGCTAATGTAATTTCAGGATAAACACCAATAGCAATCGTATTGCGAGTTTTAACAATAGGGCGTGTATAGTCGAATCGCCAATATGTACCACCATGTTTATCAATCAAAAGATATAAGCCTTTACCATCAGCTAATTTTAAAGCCTTTTTTTGATCCTCTTTTTTTTGACCAGAAATTGCGGTTCTAATTTTGCTATCGGTAAGCGGGGTAACGATTTTAGCCAT